TTCCCTCGGGCGGGGGGAGGCCCTGTTTCTGCTGGAGGAGCTTATTGGGTAGGGGAGAGAGGCCCAGAGGTATTTAGACCTAGCGCATCTGGAAGCATCTCACCAAATACGGGATCGGGCGGTCCTTCAAAGGTAACAGTTCAGATTATAAATGAAAGTGGGGGGGATAAATTGGAAGCTACTAAATCTGATATTCAATTTAAGCCTGATGAGTATATTATTTCTGTGGTATTGGACGCCGCTCAAAGGAATAAAATGGGCATGAGGGATGCCTTTGGTGGGGGTAGGTAATGGCAACTTGGCCAGATATTGGTCTTCCTTCTAAGATCGAAGAAGAATTATACAAACCCCAAGTTGAAACAGAGTTTGAAGCAAATTATTCCGCTGCTCGTGCCATTAGTTCTAGGGCCATACGCCGTTGGGGATTAAATTGGAAATCTATGTCTCAAACAGATTTAGATGCTCTGCAGGCTTTTTTCATAGCAAATATAGGGCTTTCTTTCGTTTGGACGAATCCAAGAAATTCCATCAATTATAATAATTGCAGATTTATTGGAAATAGTATTAAAGCTAGTAGCATAGGAATTAGTGGGGGAATTTACTATTGGGAAGTATCTTGTATTATCATGGAGTTATAATTGGCTCTTACTATCTCATCGGTAGCATTAGAGGAGAAGAATAAACTTTCTTCTGATGGTGTTTGGTATTTAGCTTTAAAAATTACTATCCCAGGTTTAGTTGATCCTATTCGATTAATTCGTAACAATGAAAATATAGAATGGCCTACTGGAAGTGGTATTAATTGGATAGCCTTCCCTTTTGAATTGGATGAAATAGGAGAGGAAAGCAAGGGAGAAGTTCCCCAAGTTGAATTAAAAGTTTCAAATATATCTAGAGTGATGGAACAATATTTACAAGATTATGATGCTTATATTAAACGTTATGGTTTTTCCCCCGTAGAAGTAAATATTTACGTTATCAATTCCAAAAATTTGGCTAGTGCGACCCCAGAAGTAGAATATTTGTTTGAATTAAAACAGCCCAAGACAAACTATCGGTGGGCAACGTTTGTTCTTGGTGCTTCTAATCCATTTAATAAAAGATTTCCCCAAAATAGAATATTGAAAAATCATTGTAGATTTAAGTTCAATACCCCAACGGGGTTGACACTATCTGGAAATCCTTATGTAGCAACCACTATCGCCATGACTGTGCCAAATAATGGAGTTTTAGTAGACTCAACTGGTGGATTCCTCGTAGCCGGTTTTACTTCCGGTCAATGGGTGTTCATATCTGGTTTTTCAAATCCGTATAATAATTTATGGTTCAAGATACTTACTATTGATGCTAGTAATATGGAGTTGGGCCAACCAGGAGGCGTAGATTCTCTTAGGCCTGTATCGGCTGTTGCGGAATCTGCCGGACCGACGATAAGCGTGCAGGGATACTCTGGTTCGCTTTCAAACGAAACAGTTAACCAATTATGTTATTACCAAGGTGGTACGAACGAATATCCATATATGACTTGTAATAAAACACTATCAGATTGTAGGTTGCGAAATAATTCTAGTAGATTTGGTGGATTTCCTGGAGTCGGATTAGGAGGAATTAGGCTTGGAATATAATATGGTAGAACTATCAAAATTTAGAGATCTGGTAGGAATTCCTTTTGTAGATGGAGGCAGAGATCCCAAGATAGGGTTGGATTGCTGGGGGCTTTGTATGGCAGTTCATCGTAAGTTGGGAAGAGAGTTTCCGGATTTTCCTATAGCTTGTAATGCTAGTCTTGCTATAGCTTCTACAGTATCTGACGAGATAAAATCTAGATGGAAACCAGTGAAATACCCGTCTCAGGGAGATTTGATAGGATTTTCCCTAGATCCAGAACTTCCCGAGGGAGTGCAGCATTTGGGGGTATATCTTGGAAATGGGGTAGTAATTCATACCCTTCGCAAAAGAAATTCCCATTTGATTAGGCTATCTGATTCTTTTTACGCTAAGAAAATCAGGGGGTTTTACTCTTGGATAAGTTGACTTTAACATTTGTAAAGAATCCTTTTGACCCCCTAAACTCTCGTGAGATTATGTTGATAGAAGAGGGACTTTCCATTCGGGAAATGGTAAAAGAGTATTATCCAGTAATTTATGAGGGATATGATATAGCTGTATCTTTGGACGGTAATATAATTTCCGATGAAAATAAATTGGATTTAATTCCAAAGGTGGGAACTTCTGTAGCTATATGTGCTGTTCCTAGGGGGGGTGATGGGAAGAATCCATTAGCTATTGTGGCTATGATTGCTTTAATGGTAGTAGCAATAGTTACGGTGCAACCGGAGTTAGCTGGATATGCCACATCTTTGGGTATGGTGGGAGCAACAGCAGGTTCATTATCTACTGGTGGATTACTTATGGTAGGTATAGGTACCGCAGCTTTTATGACCGTAGGAGGAATGCTAATAAACTCAGTTTTCCCCGCTTCTATGCCAGATTTGTCAATGGGTGATATTAATTCTTCCGCAACATATAGTTGGATTCCTGGGGCTAATGCTTTATATGAGGGAGGTGCACTCCCTGAAATGTTTGGGACTCATAGAGTTGTCCCCCCACTTATTTCTCATTTTATTGAAATTGTTGGAAATAAACAATATTTAAATTTATTATTCGCCGTAGCAGGTCATCAGGTAGATAGTATTTCTGATGTTCGAATAAATGAAATAGACTCTAATAATTTCGTGGGAATTTTAATAGAAACTAGATTAGGAACGATTTTTCAAGGCGTTATCCCTTTTTTCGGGGATTCTCGTTATGATCACTCTGTAAGCGTAAGGTTACAAGACCCCGTTACAATTAATATTACTGGTTGTTCTGGTGATGGAAATACCATGACTATTACAGCTGCGAATCATGGATTTTTTAATGGACAATTTGTCGATATAGTTGACGTTGGAGGAATTGATAATATTAATAATTTTACTTTTCAAATTAGTAATGTAACTAATGATACTTTTGATATATTTTGGGAAGATAATGGTTATCTATCAATGACCGGTTCTTATTCTGGTGGCGGAACGGCTACTAATGGCTGGATTGTTCGGACTACTGATGGAAATGTGGTTGAAGGTTTGGGAGTAGGAATTGTTTTTCCTGCAGGATTATTTTATGCTAATGATGGGGGTGGATTATCTCCTCAAACAATTAGGTTATTTATAGAATACAGGGTAAGTGGTGCCGGCAATGCTTGGAATAGATTACAAACTGCAGAATATGCCACCACTGTAATTGATACTGGTGCAAGATGGTCTGCCGGACGTTGGGATACTGTAGAGGGCATGATAGGTCTTCAATGGTTTGAAATAGAGGCTGGATCAAATGTTATAACAGACCATTATGACGGAGAGCCGTATCCATTTGATGTATGGGCAGAATATGGGGAAGGAACGCATTTTATAGGAGAATGGCGGTGGATAATTTTCGGCAATTTTATAAATGTTGTTAGTTTAATCTATCAAAATTATGTGGAAATAACGGGGGGCCAAATAGAACCCCTACGAAAAATGTTTTTTAAGGATCTACTAGATGCAAATTCATATGATGTTAGGATGCGTCTAGCAGTCGCCTCTCCGTCTGGTTCTAGATATGGTAATGATATTATGTTCGAATCAATACAAGAGATAACATACGATGCTTTTAAATATCCAGGTACGGCTTTATTAGCAATTCGTGCTCTTGCTACTGATCAGCTTTCTGGCGGAATGCCTAAGATTGATTGTTTGGTGACTAGGAGCACTGTTCCTGTATGGACTGGGGCGGCATATGTTTTGAAATCGGCCTCAAACCCTGCTTGGGTATCTTATCATTCGCTTCATAGGGCAATGCCGATAGAGGAGCCTCCTGTTGGAGCATGGGTCACCGTAAGCATGGTTGCCGGATTGGAGGGATCCAATAGTCTGCTCGACTCTGCTTCCCAGTTTCTTATTCGTTTGCCGAATTTGGTTGCCGGGCATTCCATCCAAGTGTCGGGTTTCACGAATTCAGTGAATAACGACACTTTCTTTGTGCTAAGCGTAAGCGCAGGGACCATCACGGTAGATTATCCTCCTTATGGAATAGTAGATGAGGCTGCGGGGAATGACATAACAATAATTGATTTGGGAGTTATTTAGCATGACTATTAAAGATATAAGGCGGGTTTCATCATAATGGCAATCACGGGGTATAAGAGTGAAGGTGTTCCAGCATCTAGAATTGATCTGGCTGCGTTTCAAGCATGGGCAGATTGGTGTATTGATATTTCAGAGGGAGCAGCACCTACTCCAATTCCTTTAGAATCTCATATTTATTTTGATACTGCATTCTCTCTTCGTAAAGCATTGGATATGGTTTCCTTGAATGGAAGGGGGACTATCGTTCAATTAGGTTCCAAGTTTACGGTGATTATTGATAAAGTAGAAGAAATAGCTGTTCAGAGATTTTTATTTACTATGGGAAATATCAAAAAAGATTCTTTTGCGGAAGAATTTTTACCGATGGGCGATAGGGCAAATGCTGTAGCTATAACTTATTTTGATAGAGAAATGGATTATATTCGTCAAACAGTAGAAGTTTATTCCGACGATTTTGATACTTCTGATAAAGAAATTAATAAAACGTCAATAATTCTTTATGGTTGTACGAGCAGATACCAAGCAACAGACCATGGTTCATTTTTAATAAAGTGTAACCGTTATGTCACGGTGACAGTCTCTTTCGATGCAGATGTAGATGCCATCGCTTGTCGTCCAGGGGATATAATAGATGTTGCTCATGACGTTCCCAATTGGGGTCAAAGTGGTAGGGTAGTATCCGCCACTGTAAATACAATTACTCTGGATAAAGAAGTAGCAATTGATTCTTCTTTTCAATATATGGTAGGTATAAAACATATTGACGATGATTCTAGAGAAGAGATTGAAGTTGATGCTGCTACGATGGGAACAGGAAATTACTCTGTATTACAAATTCTAACAAATTGGGTCAAAACCCCCGCATCTAACGCTTTATATTATTTTGGGAAAATTGATCAATTAACTAAGGCTGTTAGAATATTGAGGATTTCTAGATCATCTGATCAACGTAGGAAACTTTCTGGAGTAGAATACGTCCCAGAGGTTTATACAAGATCAGGATCTGTAGTTACTCCTGTTCTTCCGGCAGCGCAATCTCAAGCATGTGTTGGATTGTCTGCTACAGAAATATGGAGTGGAGGAACAATTTCTTCAGTTTCTCTTTTATGGAGAGGTTTCGCATTAACTTGGTATGTATATAGAAGTAGTGGCGTTTCTTGGATTTTATTAGGAACTACCAATGGATTGAATTACACCGACTCTGGTTTATCTTATGGTATGAATTACACTTTCTCCGTTTCTCCTACGGCGAATCCAAATGATGCTAATGCAGATCAAGTAACCGTAAATGTTTCTGGAGCTAACGTAAAAATTGAAGTTGTAGATTCCATAGGAATGGTAGATGGTACTATTAAAGTTCAGAATTATAATAGAAGAATAATGGAATTACTGGAAGCTGACGATTATGGGAAGGGGGGTACGCATAAGAGGAGACTTTCAGAATCTATAGGAATTACTGATGCTATTATTAAAGTTCAGAATTATAATAGAAGAATTTCTGAATCCCCTGGTGTATTGGATTCCTCAGTATCTGGATTCGTTCTATTTATCGTTACTAGTGATATAGCAGGAGTAACGGATTCGCTAGCAATTAAAATAATACAAGGTAGAATAATAAGTGAATCATTGGGTATACCAGATTCCTTGGTTTCTGGGCTGGTTCCGTCTACTGTCGTAGGAGATTCTATAGGAGTATCAGATTCTTTAGCAATCGTAATAATTTAGGATAGAAATATTAGTGATCTCTTGTTGCTGAAGAATAAATTTCAGTGATGACCCCGGAGGTTTCTATGACCCTGTCCCTTAATGCCGCCCGTGGGGGGTAAGGTAGATGGCTACCGAGCGTATCTATCCTGCAAGTGATGTAACAACCAACTGGAATGGATGGTCTGCCCCTCCGCATTGGTCGCGTGTAGACGATGCTTATGGATCGGAAACGGAGGCGGATGGAGGGCTTGCCGGGGACAACAACTCCGTAGAAGAATTCACCATGGCGAATGTATCCGTCATGGGGGCATCAGATACCGCAACCGGGATAGGTATTTATATATGGTCGAAAAGCGAAAGCAGCACAGAGTCGATAGATGTTCAATATTCCATCGACAACGGGTCTAACTGGTCCTCCGTTGTAAACGTAGTAGTTAATCAAACGAGTTACGCCTATGGAATAGCGTCGTGGTCCGGCCTGTCTCTGACTCAATCGCAGATCAACGCGATGAACATACGGCTTACATGCCCGAATGAGAATGTCGATTGGGTCTATACCTCCGCAGTTTCGGTTCTGGTGACTTATACGGCGGGCGGAACTAATTTTACCAGAGAATTAGCAAATAGTTTGGGGATCTCTGATGTTCTATATAGACAGTTAGTACGGAGATATGAAAATATAGAATCCATCGGAGTTCCAGACTCTATCCTTTGTTCCCTGTCCTTTATTCGTCCGATTGGGGATAGTTTTGGATTAGTAGACTCCAGAGATATTGTAAAGTCAATGATTCGTAGGCCCACGGAAGTGTTGGAATTGGGAGATTACGAAAGAATTATTAGACAAATAGTCAGATACATATCTGATAGTGAGAATATCTCAGATTCTTCTATTCTTGTTCATCTTATCAATCGTTATCTTTCTGATTCATTAGGTTTGGCAGATTCTAATAATCGTTATATCACCCTTCGTAAATATCTTACTGATACTGTTGGAATAACGGATGCTGAAATAGTTATTAATTCCATCGTTCGTTATCTTTCTGATATTTTGGGATTATCTGATATACAAAGTAAAATGATTGGCAAGATAGTTGCAGAATCAACTGGTATTATGGATACTTTGAGTAAGATTGGTAATATGGTTAGAGTTCTATCTGAATCAGAGGGAATGACAGATTCAATAAACCGTATTCTTCAGAAAGTTGCCCAACTATCTGATTCTATTGGAATAGTAGATTATCAATTAATAATTAAATCCCTATCTCGAATTATTTCTGAAAATGAAGAAATAGGCGATTCTTCCCTTCGGTATTTAAACATGATTCGTGACTCTTTTGATTCTATGGGGATTTCCGATCATTCTATTACAGTAATTGCATTAATTAGGACCCTATCAGAATCTTTGGGAATAACTGATTCAGAAGTTTGGGCACTCCTTCGTAGTAGGGTTATTTCTGATACCACTAGTGCATTTGATTTTCAAGCAAAAACTATTGGTAAGGTTCTTTCAGATATTTTGGGGGTTTCTGATTCTATAGCAAGGGCCTCTTTAGCAAGCAGATATATTTCAGATATTCTTGGATTATCTGATGTTGTTTCTAGGATATTGGTAAAACGGCTGACTCAACCAGATGTTATTGGGTTAGTAGATGTATTTTATGAAACAGAAATAAATCTATTTGTTGCAATAGTGGCAGAGGCGATTGGTATTACTGACGCCCAAGTTAAATCCTCTACTTTGGGAAGAATAGTTTCTGATGCTTTTAATCTTTATGATGTATCTTTCCGAACGGTTTTGTATAGTCGTGCTTTCTTGGAAATAGAGGGAATTAGTGATTATAGCTCTAGATTAATGGAGGCGGTGCGTTATTTATCTGATTCTGGAGGAACGTCTGATTATTTGAATAGAGTAATGGGGCACATTCGGTTGGAGTCTGATTCTATAGCAATGACAGATAATTTAACACATATTAAGTCCCTTTTAAAAAATATATCTGATTCTATTGGACTTACTGATTCCCAATCAAATATTATTCATTTGGTCCGTGCGGTTTATGATTCTTTGACTATAAACGATACGTTGGATCGTCATATATCTTTTGTTCGTTCCTATTCAGAATCGATTGAAATTTTAGACATTTTCTATGGTATAGAAGTTAATTTGCTAGTTTCTGAAATTTCAGATGTTATTGGATTAGTAGACGATAAATCTCAAGCCTTCATTAAAACTATATTGATTAGTAATTTATTAGGAATTTCTGATTCTAACATTAAATCTTTTTTAAAACAAATTTCCGATACAATGGGATTGTCAGATACCATTCAACGTCATTTGACGATTCAACGAATTCTTTTTGATACTGAGGGTCTTTCGGATACTCTGATCAAATCAATTGCTAAGACTCTATCGGAAGCATTGGGAATAATTGATTCGACTGTTCGTTATCGTACTCTTCAGAAAATTCTTTCTGAATCTCTGGATTTGTCAGATTCTCAGTATAGGATAATTGTAAAAATATTTTCCTTATATGAAAATTTAGGGTTGACAGATGCAAGAGTAAAATTATTGGCTAAGACGATTGGGGAATCCTTAAATTTAAATGATTACCAGTTACGATCCTTAAGTTTCATTAGAGCTATGATGGAAGGATTAGAATTATCCGATTCCTATGTAAGAGCATTGAAGGTAAAAAGAGAGTCATTGGAAGAAGTTGGTCTTGTAGATATAAATATTCAATATCTTGCATTAATTGTATCTAGAATTCTGTCTGAGCCTGTTGGAATTACGGATTCCTACCAAGCCATATTTTATGTTGCTAGGATCATAGCCGAATCCTTAGATTTGTCTGACGAGCAACTTAGGATTTTGGATGTTAACAGAATAGTATCAGAATCTTTATCTTTTGTAGACATAGCTCCTAGAACGGTTAATTTGACTAGAATGTCCGTAGACTCTGTTGCCTTAGCCGATTCTCTATTATCTTTGGTTATGAAATTACGTTATTTATCAGAATCCTTCGAATTGACGGATTCTCAATATTATCAGTTGGAAATGATAAGGGAATTGGCAGAAACGGAGGGGATTTCTGATTTCCTTCTTAGATCTATTTCTGTTAATAGATTTGTGGCAGATTCTACTGGAGTTACAGATAGTTTGAGAAGAGTTCTTGAAATACTTCGTAGTCAAACGGATTCTGTTGGAATTACGGATACTGCGGAGTGGAAAAAGATTCTTGTTTTGATATTAACGGAATCTATTTCTCTAAATGATTCTGAATTTAGAACGATGCTTTATTGGATTCATCAGTATGACGTAGTAGGACTCGCTGATGGTCAATTCCGGTCAGTTAGTTATCAAAGATTTTTATCTGATTTGCTTAATGTACTAGATAGGTTAGGATTAGACCAAGTAATAGCAAAAATAATTCGTGAAAAGTTGTATGTTTCACTTGCAGTTTATAAACGGTTCTTGATGGAGATTGATGCTCTTAATCCCCAAGTAAGTATAAACGTTCAGGATAGGAGAGTTGAATTAAATATCCTCAGAATGAAGTAAGGAGGGAAATATGAGCATAAAAGAGTTTACAAATGGGGATACAGTTTGGCTTCAAGCTACCTTTAGAACAAACTCAAAAGTTTTATTTGATCCTACTTCTACTTGGGGAAATATTTGGGATTCCTCCTCTAATCATATAGGTATATCTGCTTTCACCAAAAGTGTCACAGGAGTTTACGTTTATGGTTGGCAAACAGATCCTAGCAGTCATGCCAATGGGGATGTTGTATTTGATGCTTACGGATATTACGGAGGGAAGATATATGTCCATCGTGGAACCCTTTTCCGTTTGGTGTAATTTTTCATAGAAAGGGAGAACCATAAACGATATAATAAAAAGGATTCTAACTGGGAACCAAAATGTTCCGAACACCCCATGTAGAGAAGGAGGAAGGGAAAATGAATGAGCAATTAAGAAGGGATTTAGATGCAAAACTGGCGGCGTTTCTCAAAGAAACTGAAGGAGATCTTCCCATTGAGAAAATGGGAATTCTCGGGTGTGTTCGTCACCGTTTGTATGGCCCTGATGGTACACTGAAGCAGGAAGGTCATAAGTTTAACCTAGTAAACTCTATTGGGGATAAGTATCTCTCTGTCTATTTGTCGGGGGCAGGGGTGTTGCCGGGATCTATGTGGGCAGAGCTTGGTGTTAATACCACCGCTCCGGTGAAGGCTGGAACTGGTTTGGGGACTTTAATTGCTACTTCGTCCCTAGCAACTTCCGCTTCCTATCCGCAGAATGTCAACTCATTCGGTACGGGTTCCGGTGAGTGGACAATTTGGCGGTTCTCTTGGGGCGCGGGCGTAGCAACCAACGGGTCTATCGGAGAAGTGGGAATGCGGACTCAGGCTGGTTCCTTTGTAGCCCATGCGTTGGTGGCTCCGAACGTGAACAAGGCTGCTGGCGATACGCTGCAGATCGACTGGGGCTGGAAATTTTTAGGGGCATAATACCCAATAGAATCAGGTACTTAGGCGTGCTACAAAGTTCTTTCCTTCTTGTTCATGGGGCATCTCCGAAAGGGGGTGCCTCATGATTCTTGTTCCCCCTAGAACAACCGATATGACTGGGACCCAATTCTTTCGTTTGACTGTATTAGGTCTTTCTAGAATTGATAAAGACAAACGGGGGACTACTTCTTTTTGGGAATGCCTCTGCGAATGCGGAAATTATCATATTGTTGCTAAAGATAAACTCAAACTAACAAAAAGTTGTGGATGTTTGAAAAGGGAGATTATCAAAGCCGGGGCAAATTTCAAACATGGTTTTTGTAAGGATGGTCAGATAACTCCGGAATATAGTTGTTGGTCAGGAATGAAGGATCGTTGCTATTGTGAAACCAATCGCAAGTATCCTCGTTACGGTGGAAGAGGAATTACCATTTGCGATGAATGGAGATATAATTTTGAGGCTTTTCTTGCATATATGGGACCCTGTAATGGGAAAATAATTGATAGAATTGAAGCAGACGGTAACTATGAACCGGGTAATTGCCGTTGGGTAACTCCTGCAATATCCAATAGAAATTATTCAACTAGAAATCGTAATTATACCCATAATGGCGAAACAAAGTGTTTGAAGGATTGGGCAGCTCATTTTGGCATAAACTATGCTACCCTCTGGCAACGAATTAAAGATGGCCTAAGTTTTGAGGAAGCCATAGCCCATCGCCTTAGAGAAAAAATTGTCGTTAGTCAGGTTATTTCTATTTAAACGTATTTCCCTTCTCTCAAAGACATTTGATGTTTAAGAATTCCACCAACAATTTGAGAAGCTATTTCAGAATTAGGGAATCTAGTTTTAACATCTCGTAATTGAATTCCATCTAGAATAAAAGTAAATATCATATCTTGCCCCAATCCTAGTAAAGCGTTAGCAGTTGAATATAATTCAATCGCATCTAACATAATAGGATCAGCGGGATTTGGTAAAAATTTAGTTTCAAATATATGCTTAGCCCTCATAGCCCACTCCCGACAGAAATCATCTGGAGGAGTCCCAGGGGGAAAACGATTCATTCTATCTTTTATGATATGAATACAATCCCTCATGAATAGGAATTTCATCAAATCCCGATCAGGGCATTCTTTGTAATCTCGAAGAAGCAAATCAATATTTCTGAGGAATCTTTCATTTCTGATTTTATCTGTTAAATACCCGTCATGACCAATCCAAAAGTCTGGCATAATAATTCCCAAACCAAATCCCTTGTTCAATTCTAATTCGGGATGTTCATGAATCAAGCCAAAGAATTTGGCCCCCGTATTGTTTCTAAATAAGCGTGTAGGTAGGTCGGGCTTAAAAGGATTGGGGGGGTCTACGGACAAATGATGTTGTTGTATGCCATATCCGTTAAAGGGGTTCGCCCGAAGATATTTATTAACGTTTTCTGGATTGAGTAGAACTTCATCAGAGTCAATCCAAAGTATCCAATCTCCCTTTGCATCTTTGATGCTTAGGTTTCTGGCGGCTCCGAATCCTTCCTTGAGAGGGTCAATTCCTTTTAAAATCTTGGCCCCATATTTTTGAGCAATTTCTTTGGTGCTATCATTAGTTTTCGGATCTACTGCAATAATGATTTCGTCGGCTATTTTAGAAACAGATTTCAAACATCTATGAAGCATATCTTCTGCATTATATGCTATCATACAAACTGAGAGAGTTTCCTTTGGAGCTTGCCATACCATCTTTCTTTCAAAATTAACACGGTTAGTCGGAATGCTAGAATCCTTAGTATATGAGATAAAGTGGTGCCCAATAACTTCTCCAGAATTGATTCTTCCCGTAGATCTAAAGAAAACTTTGATATCTTTTTTCTCACTAAACATATCCAAAATGTCGTTCATTTCGTAATGGCGAACGTGGCATCTATGGGGGAAGGTATAGTATGATAAATATTCCCAAGGTCCATATGGAACTGTCAAGTAAATAGTTCCCCCTTCTTTGCATAAAGTTTCTAATTGATCAATAAGATGATAGGGGTCAATAACATGTTCTAATACTTCATTGCAAAATACTAAGTCAAAAGTCCCCCCGCCTATTTCTAATATTTTTTCTATAGGATGAGAGGTCATTTCATCTGTAGATATGAATTTAATATTTTTATGCTCAGAATATTTTTCTTTGCATTTGTTAGCAGTATCAATAGTTTTTCTAGTTATATCTAGCCCCAAAAATTGACTATCTGGGAAAAGATTTGCCATTCTAATGGTTTGATGCCCAATCCAGCAGCCGTAATCAAGGACTTTTTCATACGGACCAGAAGTTTCCAAAAACTCTTTCATAATCAACCATCGTGGCTCACTTCCGCTAGTTTCAAAGTGACTAACTTTGGCCCCTTCATGCTTTGTTCCCTCTATAGGAGCATCTACTTTTTTATATTGTTCTCTATATGTTTCAGGAGATTCCATAAAAGAGAAATTATCATGGATATATTTAACATCATTCTTTACCAAATTGAGATTATGGCATTCTCTTTCAAAATGTACGGCAACCCCATTTTCTTTTGCTTCTATAATATTACACATTTCAATATCAGAATTTTTAAAGAAATGCTTATACAATCTAGCGGGGTTACTTGATTTTTTTCTCATAATTTTATCAGATATATTTAACAATCGATCTGCTACAGGCCCCCAAATCAATGTTTTCCCGTGTTCCATACCCGCTATGGACATGTTTTTAGTAATAGAGGGCTTATTTAAAAGTTCTTCAATAACTTTAATAAATTCATTTTGGCAAGCCTCCGTAGAAGCTAGTCCAAAATCAGTAGTATTGATAAATTTAGTGGCACCAGGATGAAGAGTTTCTACCAATGCGGCGGTTGGAGTCGTAATGAAAGGAAGTCCGCAAGCTTGGGCTTCGATAGCACTAATGCAAGAAATCTCATCAAACTCTGTGGGGTAAACGTAAGCCCAAGAACGAGAATATAAATCATATAATTGAGCTTTTGTTAAAGATCCCAGTAATTGAACGTTGGGAAGTGCTTTGCACCTTTCCCAAAGATGTTCGTAATATGCTCTTATCCCCGGAACGGTATTGTCATAGTGGGCTACCATAAGTTTTACAGAGATTTCTTTCTTGAGAAATTTTTCCATAATTCCATTTTCTTTGACAAGATTTTCCAGACCTCGTTCTGGTCTAGCACAGTAGACCATTTGCCCTAAACTTCTGACGGAATTGAGTCCGTCAGGAATCAAGGAAACGTCTATCCCATTTCTGATCACTTCAATTGCTTCTTCGGGGATTTCATAAATTTCTTTATATTGATTCTTTTGAAATTGAGACATAAGAAGAACGCGATCAACTTGAGTTAAAATTCCCCTCATATTTGGGGCAGTTCTTTTGAGAGCGAGGTCATGGCACCATAAATAACAAGTTTTAGCATTATGGGGGGTTTGAAGAATACCAAAATCTCTGGATACGATGAGCATATCTATATCTGAATGAGACATTAATTCTTGACCTTGTTGTAGGGGGATGTACATTACCCCCCTGATTCCCATTGGAGCATCGCAAGGACTCAGAACTACCACCCTATTTCTTCCGCCAAAAGCATCTTTTTTAGAAGCAAAGGATTCTGCTAATTGAATAGCGGCGGTTTCTGATCCCCCTAATGAGCTTTTGGCCAAGGTGTTGCCATCGTGTTTCATTCCGGGGGAAACAATGATAATATTCATCAGCAATCTCCTATGATAGTACGAATATTCTTTTTATTTGTTCGAATAATCTCAATAAGAGCATCTATTATGAAATATGGACTAGCAACCATTGGTTTGGCGGTATCTTGGGGAACTGCCGAATGTATAGGGCATTTATACCATCTGGTTCGGGGACAAGTACATTTTATTTTACTCTCATTGCAAACACAAGAAAGATTTCTACAAATTGAGCACTCGCTATCAGGAGTTTTCATTTTGTCTCTTTCTTACTATCTTGGTATGCCTTTCTTGTTCCCTGCCAATACATTGATCCATCCGCTCGTCTAGTTCTATGAGAGCCTCCAGGAAAATCTTTAGCTGCTTGTTTACGAAGTCTTTTTGCAACTGTTCTTCTCATTTTTATCCCTTTCATTTATTAGATGTTTCCCACTACAACCTCGTAATTTATAAACATCTGGATCTATTTCTATACAAATTGGTTTATAGTCGATACAGCCTAGAATAATCTTACAATAACAATTATCTCCATAGCATATATATTCCATTATTTTACCCTGGCCATTCCTTCAGGAACATCTTCATGGCAAGTATTGCATTGAATATATGGTGTATGAATAATCTCTAAAGAATCGTCCCATACTGTTCCCAAAATCCCCCTAGAGTAGGCATCTTGGCAACAACGTGTTATATCTCCATTACTCATAACCATTACTTGCCCATTTTTAAGCCATGGGCAAAGGACTCTAGATCTGTAATCTTCTGGAGTCCAGTTTATCAGTCCCCCCCAATTATTCGGTCTTATGATAGCATCTCGGGAATACCCAAATTGGACTTTAGGATATTCTAAACGCAATTTATTAAATAGTCCTACTGTTTTCATAGCTATAAACGCATCATGATCCGTAACATCTATTGCATCTATTCCCGCATCAAGAATTTTACGGATTAATTCTTCGTCTGCCAAAATTCCATTTGTATTGGTACGGAGGCAGAGATACCGAGGCATTATGGTTCGACAACGTTTAACCATTTCAATATATCGGGGGTGTAGAAAAGGCTCCCCCACCCCAAATAAATTGAGTTCTCTTTGGGTTCCTTTTTTAACAAATATTTCAAGTAATTTGAGAGTTTGTTCAAAGGTGGGCCATTCCATCAATCCAACTGGCCTATGCTCCCCTTGACCAGAACAGGGACAATATGGACAAGATAGGTTACAAATTGAAGAAACTTCTAAATTTTTGATACATCCTATTTTTTGATAAATCAAAGTAGTCCTAACGAATCTTCAGTATTGTTTGCAGCATAATTTTCTTTACTAATCAAAATTCCGGCTTTCTCCATTCGGATTTTGAGTGCTCTCTCTGTCACCCCCAATTCATTTGCCATTGCTTCTGGAGACATTTTCTTTTTTATATAATATGCAGCAGCTTCCCTCAAATTTTTAAATCCTTTTTCAGTTAAAATTTTATTCCATTTTTCTTTAACGTCTGTTTTGGTAAAACCATCTTCATCTCGGTGGGAGGGTCTTTTCCCCTTTATTAATTCCCTCATCGGAAGACTTCTATCCCCATCCATTCTTATTCTTAGATACTCTATGGTTCTAGTAGTTACCCCCAACTCCATTGCCATTTCCGTATTTGTATATTTTTTCTTATATGTTTCCATTAAATCATCTATATCTTTAAACCCTTTAATTTGAGCAACAGAACCCCATTTATTCCAAAAGGAAGTGGGCATATCGTATGGGACGGTCAAATATGGTCTTAGAGATGCATAAACTGTGTTGGACTCCACTTCTATATCTTTTAACAACAACCATTGGTGGAGCGTTCGAAACGTACCCCCTTTGGTAATCCAGTCATTTACGAAGATGGATATGCCTTCGTGCCCTTCTTTTAAAATTAATTCTTCAAATTTGCGAATGAATGGACGATGTTTAGATTTTATTCTAGACATGGATTATACTTTCTCCCCCTTCTTTTATTACCAATATTCTACAATCGAAACGATCTCTAAGTAAAGCATCATGATCGGTAACTAAAACTGCTTTTCCGTCATTTTCTGCTAAATAAGTAAATGTATCGAAGTTCGACTCTTTGCCCAAGTCATCGAGGGAATCATTCGGTTCATCGAAAGCGATGAAAGAAAAGTCTACGGAACACCCTTCTTTTATAAATTGAGAAAGTGCTCGGGAGATAGACAACCTAATTTTCTGTCTTTCTCCACCACTATACATTTCATAGGAAACTTCATCTCCGTTACTATCTACAATAGCAATATGAAATTCATCTTTAATGGTTCCTGATCTAGTTTCCCTTTCTGTGGCCATAATAATATTTAATTCGGAACTGTACTCTGATAGGTGGTGCTGGGCCAGGGATTCCAATTGGGATATCATAGAATCAAACAACATCATTCGAATCTTCTTGAACCCGTCTACCCAGAAATCAAAATATTTCTTTTTATCAAGTAAACCATTTTTAGTTTCATTCATTCCACGGATCTTTGACCCTAATTCCCTTATTTGCTTTTTCCTATTTTCCTCCATTTCTAGATAAGGATTAATTTCTTCAGATTTTTTTAGCATATCATTTTTCAAATTAGTTATTGTAATTACTGAAGCGGATATAGTAGATTCCCCATCAGCTTGGGCATGGGATAATTCTACTTTCAAATCTCGTATGGAATCTTTAATCGTATCCAATTCCCTAATTTTTTTATCAATTTCATCTACCAATGATTTACTAACTTTTAGTTGATCTCTTAAACTTCTTTCCTTATCGGGAATAGTATCCCACTCTGATTTTATTCCCATTGCCTCTAATCCTAATTGATTTATTCGGGATTGGAGATATGACCCTGTAATGGTTTGGGCACAAAATGGACAAGGGCCTTCTCCCTGTTTTGTAAGAGTTTGAATTTCATTATTTATTTCATTCATATCTATTTTCAAATTATCTCTACGAAATACAAGAGCATTTAAATCTGACTGAATATTGTTAGTTCTATCGGATGCCTCTTGTTTAGTGCCGGTTTCTTTTATCAAAATATTTTTACTATTTTCAAAATGGGCTATCTTCAATTTAATTTTATTTGTTTTTTCGTCTATTCTAAGTTGAATGCTATTTAATTCATTCTCTTCTTCAACTAAACTTTCTTTCCAAGATGAAATACTGGCCACTCTTTCGGATTCAAAAGTATCTATATTGATTTTGTATGAGGTAGATCGGACCCCAGTTAACTCTCCTTCTTTATTTCCAATAGATTTATCTAATTCAAGCACCAAGGACTGTAATGATTTTGCCGATTCCCCCGCCTTCAGACTACTGGACACATATTTGTCTAGACCCCTAACATCTGTTAAAATTTTGGCACGTTCTGCAGGTTTTAGATCTGGGAAATTATTGAAATCCCTTCCGAACATTACAGCGCATTGAAAAGAAATGAAATTTATTTGTAATACTTTTTCTAATTCATTTTGCTTAACTTGGTATGTTGCATTTTTAAATAATTCTGTTTCTTCTTTCCAAATTTTCAAATTGGGTGTTTTCTTTCGTTCAATAGTTCTCTCTGTTTTATACATAACGGAATCTGCTGTAAATACAGTTTGAATCAGGGCTTGTTTTTCTTTTTTATGTATAATTTCATCCTTATACCGATTTTTTCGGCAAAGTTCCCCAAACCACCCATAACAAAAACTTTCTAGTAACGTCGATTTTCCACTTCCATTTGATTGACTCTTCTCGTCATCCAAATTCCTTCCGTCTATTTGGATGGTTTTTCCTTCATAATTGGCCATGGAAAATTCGAATGTTTTACGGAAAGACATGAATCCTTTTCCACTTATAGATATTAATCGAATTAGCATATCATCTCCGTCTTTTTGGGTTTGCAGAGGGAATCAAACTCCATAAAAACTTTTGCGAATGAACTTTACAAGAAAAAACAATCATTTCACTTTCCATTTTTTTCCTCACTTCATTTTCATATTCATCAATACGTTTTGACATTAAAATTATGGATGTAATTTCCTTTTTGTGGTTTTCATTTACTTTCACTTTTTTGAAAGGCACTGGGGATACTTCAACAATGATTTCCCTTTTTCTCTTTATTAAAAGAGGCCGTCTCATTTGAATAATTCAATGCCCACCCGGATAAGATCCACTTGGTTTAGCCCAGATCCTTCAATGTTATTTTGAACATATAAATTTATGATAGAATCATCATCCTCTACCATTTCAGGAGGAATTTGAGATTGATGATGACGAATAATATTTACTTGGAAGGAAATTCCCCTAGCACCCGCACCTTGTAATTTAAATCGAATATCATTTTTGATTTCTGGACCCCATTGGGAGGTTGGAACATCCCCGACCACTCTGATATAATTGCCTTCCAAGTTGGTTGCTTTATCCCACTGGTCAGGAAACGATCTAACATCCAATGATTTGAACTCTGGGTATTTAAGTTTAATTGGGGCAAGTTTTTTGGTTTTAGAATTGAGTAACCAAATAAATCGGTTCTGCCCTTCGTCAGAAAATCGTATTTGATAAGGGCTTCCAACATATTGGACTTGCCCAATTGCCTGGCACTTATGAACATGGCCCGAGATGTAGAGTGTTTTGGGGTTGAAAAAATATGAATCCATTCTTCCGGGTATTTCTCTTCCAGTTTCATAAGTTACTCCGGGGATTTCTTGATGAAAAAATACTATGTCGGGATTTTGAGAATTTATTCCTTTCAAATCTGTTAGGAAATCTTCAAATTTTCTTTCATAAGGAATAAATCCAATTTTTACTCCGTCTATTCTAGTAATCATTTGAGTTAACGTTATCAAACAAAGATCAAATAATTTAGCAATTGGATATTTGGGCAAGTTGAAATCGTGATTACCGAGTAACGCTGTATGTAGAACTTCTCCTTTTTCTATTTCTGATAACATTTTGTTACATTCAATAAGTAAGTGGGAGGGAACTTTATCTTTAAGCTCAAATAAATCTCCGAGGGAATAAACCCATTTAATTTCAGGATGACTTCGTAAAATATCTATGATTTGTTGAAGAATATTTAGTCCTTCTACTAAACGAGAATTTAGTCCTGTTTTTTTATCAACTTGTTCGAACTCTTTACGTTCATGAAGATGAAGATCAGAAAATATGAGCGAGTCTGGTTGAATGTCGAATGGGGAATGTGGTCTAAGTAGTTTTCTCAATTTCTGACCCTCTGTTTAATTTTTGGATTCAAAAATTGAAATCCATATCTTGCTAAGACGTATGCATCGCATAAATTATCATCATCGAAATCTACCCCAAATTTCTTGTGCACTGATAAAAGCATAAGGTCTTTTTTTGAATTTCCTTTTCCAGTTACAAATTTTTTTAATACAGTTGGAGGAACGATGATAAAAGGATAATTCGCCATAAATAAATCTCGTTTTATTATTCCTGCAAGCTCTCCTAATTGAAATATACTGATTGTTTTGGTGATACCAAAAGCAGGACCTTCTATCATTATTAGATCAGGTTTAATCTTACCGACGGATAATCCAATACTAATTGCTATTTTTGTTAATCTTGGTGTATTTTCCTCTTTGGAAGAAGATGTTATGAGTCGTTGTTCTACTATTCTCCAATTATTATCTACGGCTACCAATCCAGTTGCACATAATGATAAATCTAGCCCCATCACTATACTCATGGGTTTTTCATCCTCTCTGACTTCCAAAGAATTCAACCAAAACAACTTCACCATCCAATGATTTAGCCGTTAGTTCTTTTCCGGGGAAATATTTCAATTTAATTATAGACCAAAATAATCCCCGTATAGATTTCAAAGCCTCCGTTTTCCATCTTACTTCTTCTTCTCTTCTTTTTGATTCTGTTACGGTATGACTAGTTATATCTAATTTTATCGTATTAATTTGATCTACTATTATATCTGATATGGAAAACATCAGTTTTTTCCAACCAGATAATTGCAATAAAATTATTTCTTGAGGTTGAACGGGGGTTCCTTTATATTTCCAATTTGGTAATTGTAAAAGTATGGCTGATCCGAATAGCTCTTTAGTCAAATGGGTTAAAAATAATTCCCATCGTTTTTCTTCAACGTTAGGACTTAAATTGACGACCTTATTTTCATTCATATTAATTCCTACTTTTTGGTGAACGTTCTGTTCTAAACTGAGAATCAATTTCTTCCCACATATTTATAACAGCTTCTTTGAGTTGAGATTGAAGATTATTCTCTTCTATATGTTTAATAGATTTTTCAAGACTAATGAATTCCTCCGTTACGGCCCAATATTTTTTGTTACCAGACATTTCTTTAATGTACACTAAATTTCCCCATAGATCGTCAAGCCCATAATCAAAAATTATGAATATATCGGCTTCTCTATATGGGGCGTCTATAGAACTTTTTATTACCGTTACTTTGGATTTTACTCCAATTACTTTTTCAACCTCTACTGCTCCTATTTTTACTTTTTTCTTGATTTTAGATCCTAATGTAGGTGTTACTTCTAAACGTAGAGATGCTAAAAATGGGATAGCATTTCCACCACCAGTTTTAGTTCTTTTTTGCCCAGGTAATGCATCTTGGATATCTTGTACTTGATTTGTTAGTACGACCAAACGATTTTTCTTGGATATTTCTGCTTTTGCCTTTCGGCATAATTGATGGAATTCTTTCGCTCTTGAACTACCTCTTTTATCCCCCTTTTCATCTTCTAATGAAGACATTAAAACAGCAACGCTATCTATGGCTGTCAAACTAACTCCCCCATTTTCAGATTCAGGGGTTTCCATAATTAAATTTTCTACTTCTTTAACAGTAGTAGGATTTGATAAATCTTCTTTATTAATTTTGATCCCCATATATTTTAACCAATCTGGAGTCATTCGACGTTCGGCATCTCCTATTTTGGTTATACCACCAGTATTTTGGACATAGGCTACCATCTCTCCAAGAACGGAGGTTTTTCCACTAGAAGGGGGTCCAGAAATTTCCATAAGTATACCGGAGGGAACTCCTCCCCCACGTATGCGTCTACCACTGATCGCCAAATCTAGTAACGTGGACCCCGTAGAAACCATGCGACTTTTATCTATAAGTACTTCTTCCTCTTCTTCATGTATAGCCACTAACCCTTTTGCTACATCTTGTATTTTGCGTTTAATCAATGGCATTCTGATCTCCTTTTAATAAAACTCTCCATTTGTTGTATAAATCCCTCTTTAAAAAACTAGAAAATCCATAATCCATGCATATTCCCTCAAATATATTGAAATCTAATTTATCTGGTACTAAATCTACCGAAGTGGATCTTTTATGAGGAAGTTTCACTAAGGAATAATTAAAAGTAGGATCAAAAGCATGTATATCTTGATATTTTTTTGAACTAACTCCTAATTCTGATTTTAAATATTTTATAGCAGTTTTCTCGCCAACTCCAACTACTCCTTTTATATTATCAGATGAACACCCTGCGACCGATTTAACGTAGTACCACATATTAGGGTCTATCCCTTTTTCTTCTATGAAATCATCTTTAGAGTAAATTTTCTTTTCTCTTGGATTATAAATAGATACTTTTGAATTTAATAATTGGTATAAATCTTCGTCCGACGTTACAATATAAGTATGATCAAATTCCCAAGCATGGTCATTAGCTATATGAGCAATAATATCGTCTGCTTCTAATCCAGTTTGAATAAAATTATTTTGAAATCCTAATTTAGGAAGAATCTTTGTACGAATTTCCGTAAATTGGGGTTTACCAGAACGAATTATATCTTCCATCTCGGGATCTTCAATTTGAGGGCGTTTTTTATAATCAGGGTAAACATCTCTACGATATGATTTTCTAGAATCCCAAGCAAATGTAAATCGAGGTTGTTCAAAATCCTCCGATAACTTTAAAATTTCTCTCATGAAACCAAATATAACTCCAGTGGAATGTTCCTCATAAGAGAGTCCCATCATTGATAGCATGGCTCTGTATGCTATGAAATTAGAATCAATTATTAAAAGATTGCTCAAATTTTTTCCTTAATTTTTAACTTAGGATGGTGACGATAATGACGTAACGGGTCTTTGATAGATCTTCCAGTTTTATCTGTAAGTAGAACTTTGTATTGAGATAATTCCGGCATAAGATCATCTGGATAAAAAGTTTCTTTCATTTCTTCTAAAAGTTTGACCATTTTCTTTTGCCAATTATATGGCATTGAAATTAATCCTACTCTAGGAAGAACTAAGTATGATGCATAAGTTAATCCAAACCATTCGTGCATAGGATCTTCTTTGATAACTTCTTTTTTCATTTTATAGTCCTTGGGAAGTGGGATATAAGCCTCAAGAGAGGCAGTCCCTTATCCGGCTGGTAGCTCCCACTCCCCAAGTCTGGATGACGCAGTTTGAATATGGTATAGGGCACCCCATCATCCATTATTTAACAACCCATTTTCTAACTTCTTCCATTTCAAATAATTCTTCTCGTAAACAATTTTGACATTTCCTAATATGGGTGGTTTGTTTCATAATAAGGGGAAGTAGTTTTTCTCTAATAGGAGTTTCAGTAGGAGGAAAGGAACTACCATTTACTAATTTGCGCCCATCCCCCCATTTTTGATGTAACTCAAAAACTTTCCAAGAATATTGAAGGCCGTGATTTTCACAATTATCTAATTTCTGTTTTACTATCATTTTCCCTCCTAATTAATTTGGTGGTTAGGGGTGCCATCGTCCCAAGACATTCGCTTGGTCAGCACGGTTACCATCCGTGTCCGTACCGGAAAATCTAACCAGACATACGGAACACCCCCCCAACCAATGCACCAGTTTCAGCCCCCTACACAAGGCTTAACGCTCCCTGGAGCAATCAAAAAGGGGACGGACAGTTGGGAAGAAGTGATAGGCTATCCCGAACCAATACACCCCGACCGTCTGTGACCGTCCCCATATGTATTACCCTCTTGGTCTTAAACCACGTCTGGGTCCTGCAGTGGCAGGAGCCGCAGTGGTTGCTACCGGAGCCGCTGCTGCAGGAGCCGCAGGTCTAGGAGTTGGTCTAGGAGTTGCCGGGGCTGCAGGAGTAGGACGAGTAGCAGAGGGTGCAGAAGTCTCTGCGCCAGCCGCATCAATCTTATCCTTCTCAGCCGAGCAGTCATCCCAAATGGGGCAAGTAGCGCACTCGTTATACTTTTCACAATCTGCCCCAAATACTCCCCCAACAGGACAGATCTGGGCACCAGCCGTTACTGGAGTAGCGGCGGGGCGTTGACGGGGGGTGGGGGTTGGATTAACAGCCGGGGCAGGTATCGGAGGTTCCGCAGCAGGAGCAGGAGTTGCTCTGGTACGAAGTCGGGATTCTGCGGGAGCCGCTGTCGGTTGGGGTGCTGGGGATTCCTCTGTTGGGGGAGCTACATCCCCTCCCCCTCCTTGAAAAGCCAGATTAATTTCATCATAAGAAGAATAGTTGACGCAATCGTCCAAAATGAAAGCCGCATCCAAAACTTCATCAGGAATTTGGTAATTTCTGTCCACAAACTTATGGGCTAGAAATTCCGAATTCCTCTTGGTTCCCTTACGAGTAAAGGAGATGGATTTCCCTGTATCTGGGTCTGAGAATGCCACGTACATATCAGTGGATTTTCCAGCCCCCCGAACGGGGGTCTTAGCCAAAGGTGCAATATGCTTCTCCATAAACCAGTGGGCGGCATCGAAGATCTGAACCCCCTTGTTCTCTTCCTTATCATTATCGTAGCACAGGATATTGTAGATACTCCGACGTTTGGGGGTGAGTTCCTTTACCAGATCCTCATCATAATCCTCCTGCCGGCGAACCTCTTCACGATATTCGCAAATGGGGCAGGACTTATTATAATTGCGAGCGGGGCAAACATAAGCATCTTGATTTACCCCTACCTGATAATGAACCCAAAGAATCAATACATAATTGGGTTCCCCAGGCTTGGTATTAGGATCATGGTCTCCAGCAAGGAAGGGAATAATATCGATAAGATGTTCCCCCTCCCCACATTTCCAAAGTTTGCTAACGTATTCATCTTTGAAAATGTTTTTAAACTGCCCAGAGTCATCCCGCTTTTCGTATGACTCTTGGGTTTTCTTTGCCAGAGATTCTTTCATCGCCGCACGTCTGTCAAGCGTGGCCATTTCTTTTTCCTCCTTCTTTTATTTTATTAAATTAGTAACTGCTGCCTTTAGGTGGCAGAGGAAACTCCCTCCTTTCGATTAACTTGACTTATATACTCGCCGAACTTATAATAATTTACATGGCAAGATATGTTCGAAATGTTAAGGCAATTTTTAATCTTAAATTGCATTTGATATGGTGCACCAAATACCGCCGCCCTGTGCTTGTAGAGGATATTGAAAAGAGGCTTAGGATATTGCTTTATACCAAGACAAAAGAATTGGAAATGGTAATTTACTCTTTGGATATAAATCCAGATTATGTCCATATATTTATAGAATTTGACCCTCGTCAAGGGATTGCTGAAATTGTAAATCGACTGAAGGGTTTCACTAGTCGAATATTGCGTCGGGAGTTTTCTTCGTTGCGTTCTCGATTGCCTACTCTTTGGAGTCGTAGTTATTATGCTGGAACTGTAGGGCAAGTTTTGGGAGTAACAATACGAATGTATATAGACTCGCAAAAGGGAAAGTAGATGTTCAAAGCTTTCAAATATCGACTTGAACCAAATGTGAATCAAACTAGGGAACTTGAAACATCCCTTGAAACCCACAGAAGACTTTACAATGCCTGTTTGAGGTGGCGAAAGGAATCTTATGAAACAAATAAACATGGCGTTAATTATGTGGAACAATCGGCCCAATTTACCCTTGATCGAAAGATAAACCCATACTATGCTAGAATCAATTTTTCCTCTGCTCAAGCAACAATGCGCAATTTGGATAAGGCTTTCAAAGCGTTCTTTCGCCGTGTTAAATCTGGCGGAAAGCCGGGCTACCCGAGATTCAAAGCAAGAAATCAATTTCATTCGATAACGTTTCCATCTGGTGGCGGAGATGGTGCCCGGATAATAGGTAATAAACTGAGGCTTCAACATATTGGACTGGTACGAATCAATTTGCATCGCCTCATTGAAGGTACAGTTAAAACTATTAATATTAAAAGAGAATTGGATAAATGGTATGTGACGGCGGTTTGCAAATTCCCCCTGGTGCCTCAAATAATTACATGTAAGCCTATTATTGGTATTGACGTTGGGTTGGAAAGTTTCTTGACTACTAGTGATGGAGAGCATATCTATCCTCTTCAACCGATGAAGCCAAATCTTGGCAAACTTCGAATCTCCCAACGCAGTTTGAGTAGAAAGAAAAAAGGATCGAATAGTAGAGAAAAACAACGAAGGATTGTTTCCAAATTGTACTTGAAAATATCGAATGTACGAAAGGATGCTCATCATAAAATTGCGGTGAATTTGATCAATCGCTACGGAGCTTTTGTGGTGGAGAGCTTGAACGTCCAAGGGATGGTCAAGAACCACCGATTGGCACGAGCGGTGTTGGATGCTGGCTGGGCTAGCTTCCTTATGATATTGAAGAACAAGGCTGAAAGCGCCGGTCTTCGATACGAAGAGGTGAGTGCGCGTTATACTTCGCAGATATGTCCTGAGTGCGGCAAGGTTAAAAAGAAAACCTTGAGTGAGCGGAGGCATGATTGTGATTGTGGGTATAGTGCGCACAGAGATCATGCGGCGGCGCGAGTAATTCTCGCCCGTGGTATACAGGCTGGGACGCAGCCTGAAGGACTTAATGTTAGTGTTAGCTAACATGTTCTTAGAAGCCGCCTCATTTATGTGGCGGAGCGTCACTTTTGCCCTCCGGTCCCTTTTGGGGGTTATCCTTGAACACGTCAAGGAGTTTTTTGGTGTGACTAATTTTAGTGTCCCACCAACTGTTCATACACGCTGTGGCTATTACCCTAACCACCATATATATAGCCATTAGTGATAAGGGTATTCCAACTACAGCTATTAATATTTGTTCCCACAGTTTTAAATCATTCATTCGGTCCTCTTTCTGGCCTTGAGGAGAGATCGTTGGTGGGCGGTGGCGTCATCTGCTAATTTTCCTACCTCTGTGGTATCCAACCGAACTTGAGAAAAGTAACCAGAGATGTACAGAGCCACCAATCTCTCCAACATGGACCGGCGTTGATCTAGTGCTTCTTTTGCGGCGGAATAAATATTCACCGCATATTGTGCATCTGATATTTCTTTCTCGGCTTTATTCACCTCCTCGTTGGATTCTAAAGCTGCATTTATGGAACCCTCCGTTACTTTATCTATTTTATACTCCGCAGGGCGAGCACGTACATCCATATTTATATTAGATTTAATTACCATTGCCCTCCTTTTTGCTTCGTCTCTGACTCGGATGGCTTCTGAGTAT